ATCTTATACCGCTACCTCAAGTCCTAGCGGTATTACTGGAACAATAAGTCAAGCAGGGTCAGGAACAATTACTGTTTCTGGATTGACATTTTCTACATCTTATACTTTTACTGTAACAGCTACTAATGCTATTGGTACTGGCCCTGCTAGTGCGGCGTCAAACAGCATTACAACATCAGCACCGATAACTTGTGCCACATACACAACTGCTGGCAGTTTTACATTTGTTGTTCCTGCGGGGGTGACTTCCGTTGCGGCATTGACTGTTGGCGGTGGCGGTGGCGGTGCTTATGCTATTTTTAGCCCCGGATTTGGCGGCGGTGGCGGTGGATTACGATACAAAAATAGTCATTCAGTTTCGCCCGGCGATTCCTATACGGTAGTTGTTGGAGCGGCGGGGCTTGGTGCTGTGGTTAATAACAATGCCACAAGCGGCGGTAATTCTTCTTTTGTTAATCTCTGTACTTTATTTGGTGGGGGTGGCGCTTCTGGTGTAACTGGCGGCCCCGGCGGAACGGGAACCACAATTGGCGGATCTGTTGGCGGAGGAAATGGGGGAACGACAAAGATGCCGTTTTCTTGCGGTGCTAATGGCTCAACTGGTGGCGGTGGCGCAGGCGGATATTCTGGTAACGGAAACACTGGAACAGGGGGTTCTGGTGGGCAAGGTGGGTATGGCGGTAGTAACTGCTGTGGTGCGTTTCGAGCGCCAAATGGTGGTGGCGTAGGTTTGTACGGACAAGGTGCTAGTGGCTCAAATGGCGGAACTGGAACCAATGGCGGGGCTGGTTCGGGTGGTTCTGGTGTGACACATGGCGCTGGAGGTGGCGCTGGTGGCTCTGCTAGCAATGTTGGCGGGCAAAACGGCGGTGTTGGCGCAGTCCGTATTGTCTGGTGTGTCTGTGGCGCTCGTGGAACTCCCTCATTCCCCTCAACTAATGTTGGCCCTTAATTTTTTGGGGAAATCATGAAACTTTATATTGAAACTGAAAACGGCGTAACTAAGAATCACCCTGCTCTTGAGGACAACCTCATCCAAGCGTTTGGTTTAATTCCAGCACATTGGGAGCCGTTTGCTCGTGTTGAGCGTCCTGCGATTGATGTTTATCAAGTGCTTGAAAACCAAGAAGCTGTCTATGCAAAAGTAGATGGCGTTTGGACTGATGTGTGGACGGTGCGTGATATGACTGCCGAAGAAAAAACTGCAAAACAACAAGCAGTTTTGAATGTTTTTAATGAGCGCGAGTACGCTTTAAATTGGTCTGCTTGGACACTTGATGAGGCTACTAACACACTGGTTCCCCCAATTCCGCGTCCAGAAAAAGACCAAACTAAACTTAATGCTGGCATCATGACATACTGGTGCGGCGCGGATGCAAACTGGAAAGACACTCCAGTCAGACCTGCTGATGGAAATCAATATAAGTTTGATTTTTTTGCTTGGGAATGGGTTCAAGTTGTAGACTGATAGCCCAACCAACAAGGAGAGAACCATGGCCCAGACCGCCGCAAAGAAGTTAAAAGTAAAAGTATGCAAAGCCGCCGAATCGGTAGCTGAAGTGGTCAAGAACACACAGCTTCAAGTTGCATATCACTTTCCATGCCCAATCTACATCATTGAGCGCCCTGATTTTTTAGAAGCGGTTAACACTGTCTCTGAAGAAGGTTTGGCAGAATCCCGCAAGACTCAGTCACTTAACGAAATCTATCCTTTGTACATGACGGGCAGCTACTTTGGCGACCCACGCATGGTTGGATTTACGGAGTTTGTTGGCGCTACTGCTTGGAACATCCTTAATGAGCAGGGCTACGCCATGCAGGACAAGGCGGTGCAGTTTACGGAGATGTGGACTCAAGAACATTACAAGCATTCTGCAATGGACGCACACGTTCATGGATTTGGTTCACAGATTGTAGGCTTCTACTTCCTTGAGACTCCAGAAGATTGCTCTCGCGTTGTGTTCCATGACCCCCGTGCAGCTAAGGTGCAGATTGACCTACCAGAGCAAGACATAAACGCGGCCACACCTGCCAGTAAAGCAATCAACTTTACACCCAAACCCGGCATGATGATCTTTGCTAACTCATGGCTGTCTCATTCGTTTACCCGCCACGCTGCTGATTTGCCAATCAAGTTTGTACATTTTAATTTGACAGTAGTACCTGCTCCGCAACAAGCCGCTGAAGTAATATGAACACCTACCAAATCAGGTTCAATAAAAGCCGAGGCCAAGCAGGGCGCGGTTCTATGGATCACGTCTGGCGCGTCTTTGAAAACGGCAAAGAGTTTCTGTTTAAGAACCTTGACATTACGACCCCAATCAAAAGCGAGAAAGACGCTAATGGGATTGACTACAACATCACTTGCCAAGGCTACATGACAATTGATCGGGATACCTCGACAGCAGTTATAACAGCCAAAGTCAAGAAGAAAATACCAGAGCCAGCGTGATGTGGGACTGGGCTGAAGCATTCATTGCCGCAGCCTGCCTTGTGGCCCTTGTCGTCTTTGGCACGTACATGATTGCATGGAGTTGGTCGTGATGTATGAAGTGGCTGTTGGTGATCTTTATGCTAGCGCCGCAAACGTCTAGTCAAAAAAAGAAAGATGAATACCGCTGTGTGCGCTGGGCTTGGACAGGAGATGTCTATAACCGCAAAGTAGTATGCCTTGAGTGGCAAAAGGTTGAACGGAAATGATTGATCCTGTTACCGCACTGGCTGGCATACAGTCGGCAATCAGCTTGGTTAAGAAAGCGGCGGGTGTTGCCCAAGACCTAGGCTCACTTGCCCCCATGATTGCGAAGCTATTTGACGCTAAGTCTGTAGCTACAAAGGCCATGCTTCAGGCCAAGCAGTCGGGAAAAGGCTCCAACATGGGGACGGCCTTGCAGATTGAGATGGTACTGGAGCAGGCCAGAGCGTTTGAGGAAGAGCTAAAGATGCTCTTTATGCAGACTGGCAAGATTGATGTTTGGAACAAGATTAAGGCTAGGCAGGCCGAGATGGACTTGGCAGATGCCAAAGAGATAAGTGCGCTAAAGAAGGCAGAGAAAGCAGCCAAAGAGAAAGAACAAGAAATGAATGAGATAGCTATGATTATTGGCGCTTTATTCTTTTCATTGTTTATATTGTTTTGGGGTGTTTATGAGTTGGTGGATTTTTGTGCAACAACCAGAAGGTGTGGAAGATGACTTGGCTTGATATAGTGCTTTGGTCTGCCGTCCCTGTTAATTATTTCTTTTGGATAGTTATTTATCCAAGGCTGGGAAATGAATGAGTATCAAAAGCAATTTGACCTCTTTCTTAAAGTTTTTGTCAGGCTGTGCATTGCATGGTGGGTGCTTGGCCTGCTACGGTTCCTGCCGGATGAGTTGGCGGGGAAAATTGTCGATAAACTACTTGGAATGATTGGACTATGAACGAACCAAACGAAAAACACGCTTTGATTGAGAAGGTGGCGTTTGCCATCTTGCCAATTCTGTTTACTTGTGTTGTGTACTTGATGAATTCACTTTCCCACTTGTCGCATGAAGTGACTGTGCTAAACAACAAGATTAGTTTGGTTGTTACTTCAGACAACAAACAAGCTACCAATACGGGAGCAGAACTAGCCCGTGAGAAGCTACGTCAGGATTTAGAAAAAGAAATCCAAAAGAACCGTGATGACATCATGCACAACCGGCAAGACATTGCCGTTATCTACGAAAAACTGGGGAAAAAATAATGCTATCTCTATTCTCTACCCTTGGCGGCTTGTTAATCTCAGGCTTGCCCAAACTGCTTGACTTTTTCCAGAACAAGGCAGATCAACGCCATGAGTTAGCCTTAGCGCAGATTCAAGTGCAGATGCAACTACAGATGATGGCGCAGGGCTTTGCGGCTCAAGAGCGCATGGAAGAGATTCGCACCGACCAGATTGCTATGGAAACAGACGCGCAAATGACCGTTGCCGCCTACGACCACGACAAGAAGATCATGGACAACGCCAGCCGCTGGGTAGTAAACTTTGTAGGTACTGTGCGCCCGATGGTCACCTACATCTTTGTACTGGAACTATGTGCCATCAATGCTTGGATTGCCTATTACGTCTACAGCAACCCACGGCTTGTCTTGAGCATGGAAGACTTGATTCGTGTATCTGACATCATTTTCTCCACAGACGAGATGGCAATGCTTGGAGGCATCATTGGTTTCTGGTTTGGCTCACGTAGCTGGAGCAAGAAATGAAACTAGGCAAAGCTGGCGCTGATTTGATGCACCAGTGGGAGGGGTATCGCACTAAGCCGTACCTCTGCCCAGCCCACATTTGGACGATTGGCTATGGCCATGTGCTGTACCAAGATCAAATCCGCCTGCCTGTAGTCAGGGTAGAGGGCAAAGAAACACCCATGATCCGCAAAGAGATGCCATTAAAGCCGGAGGACAATCGTGTCTGGACTAAAGAAGAAATCGAGAAACTATTCGAGGATGACGTCGGCCCTACTGAACGTGGTGTTCTACGACTTGCTCCCGCTTTATCTGGTCGTCAAGGCGCTTTCGACGCGTGCGTCAGCTTTGCCTTCAACGCCGGAGTGGGGGCTTTTCAGCGTTCTTCTATTCGGATGAAAATCAATCGTGGTGATTGGGAAGGTGCAGCCGATGCCCTCTTGCTGTACTGCATGGCAGGGGGTAAAATTCTCTTAGGGCTAAAAAAGCGCAGGGACGCTGAAAAAGCACTGTTTCTATCCTAGGACTGCTCATGCCACTTAAAAAAATACTTTTCCGCCCGGGTGTAAACCGCGAAAACACACGGTACACCACCGAGGGTGGTTGGTATGAGGGCGATAAGGTTCGTTTCCGTCAGGGCAACCCTGAAGTAATTGGTGGCTGGGTACGTATTTCTACCAATACATTTTTAGGTATCTGCCGGTCTTTGTGGAACTGGGTTTTATTGGACGGCAAGAATATTATTGGTCTTGGCACAAACCTCAAGTTTTACCTTGAGAATGGCGGTGCTTACTATGACATCACACCCATCCGGGCAACCAGCACAATTAACACCAACCCTTTTGTGGCTACAAACGGCTCTGCCGTTATTACCGTTACAGACACAGCGCATGGCGCTGTTACAGGGGACTTTGTAACCTTCAGTGGCGCGACCAGTCTGGGCGGCAATATTACCGCTACGGTGTTAAACGCTGAGTATCAGATTACTGTTCTAACCGCCAATACATACACTTTTGTAGCCACAGCTACAGCTAACGCAACAGATGCTGCGGGTGCGGGTGGTGGCGCTTCTGTGGTTGCAACCTATCAAATTAGTGTTGGCCCTGAAGTGCAACAAGTGTTAGAGGGCTGGGGTTCTGGCGGATGGGGTTTAGGTACATGGGGTAATGGCGCTCCCGTAGCAACTGTCTTTGGTGCTTTACGAATCTGGAGCCAGCAGAACTTTGGCGAGGATTTAGTATTTAACCCTCGCGGCGGTGGTTTGTATTATTGGGACGCTAGTGGTGGTTTAAACACCAGAGGTGTTTTGGTGTCTAGCCTAATGGGTGCAGATGCTGAAGTGCCTTCGGTTGTTAATTTAGTTGCAGTCTCAGATACATCCAGATTTGTTTTTTGTTTTGGCTGCGATGATTATGGAAGCTCCGTATTAAATCCAATGTTAATACGCTGGTCAGATCAAGAAAACCTACTTATCTGGAATCCACTTCCTACCAATCAAGCTGGTAGTGTGACGCTGTCACATGGCTCTGAGATCATTGCTGTGGTGCAGTCAAGGCAGGAGCAGATTGTCTTTACAGACTCTGCGGTGTATTCATTACAGTATCTCGGCCCGCCAGTTGTTTGGCAAACCCAACTCTTGGGTGATAACACATCCATCTATGGCCCGAACGCAGCCGTCCTTGCTTCAGGTATTGTGTACTGGATGGGCATAGACAAGTTCTATAAATACGATGGCCGGGTACAGACATTGAACTGCGACCTGCGCAGGTTTATTTTTAACGACATTAACAAAAATCAAAACTTACAAGTCTTTGCTGGATTAAATGAAGGTTTTAATGAGATTTGGTGGTTTTACTGTTCAAAAAACAGCACAGAAATTGATCGATATGTTATTTATAACTACATCGAGAACGACGGTAAAGGTGTGTGGTACTACGGCACTATGGGCAGGACAGCTTGGCTGGACTCAGGGCTAAGAGACTACCCATTGGCAGCGACGTACCAACCAAATAATACAGGTAACCTTGTAGAGCATGAAAACGGTCTGAACGACAACGCAACGGGCACAGAAGCGGCTTTAGACGCTTACATCTCATCTTCTGAGTTTGACATTGAAGACGGCCATAACTTTGGTTTTGTTTGGAGAATTCTTCCAGACTTGACGTTTGGTGATTCTACAAACAGTCCAACCGCTGTCACCCCACGAGTTACTATCAGCCTGTTGGGGTTAAGTAATTCAGGCTCTGGCGTAACTGAAACTGCCTCTTCTTTAGTTACTAAAGGCAGTACCTATGTCATTACGGAAGAATTTACAGGACAGATCTATACCCGAATACGGGGACGGCAGATGATCTTTAAGATTGCTAGTAACCAGATCAATACTCAGTGGCAACTGGGCGCTCCTAGAATTGACATCAGACCCGACGGGAGGCGGTAAATGGCACAACTTAATGCTAAAGCGCCAAGCTTACCTTTAGCCGGTAATGAATACGAGCGTGAGTATTTTGATAAACTTACAAACGTTTTGCGTCTGTACTTTAACCAGTTAGACAACCCCGGGCCTATAGGTGCAACCAGTTTAAACTTTGATTTAAACAACCTACCCACAGACGCTGATCTGGCTAATTTAAGGCTAGGTGATGTCTATCGAGACACACAAGACGGTGTTCAAGATACCAGCCAGATGCTTCGTATAAAGACTTCATAATCATGGCATTACCAACAAATTTTTCTAATGCTTATGAAGACGTGTATGACGTTTTTGGTGGGCGGGATGCTACCAATGACTTGCTGACAACATTAAGGGGTATGGGTTTAGATGATGCTGCAATTGCGTCTACTTTAGCCCCGTATCGACCAGCCACTACTCCTGCCGCTGTTCAAACTCCCGCCGCTGTTGAAACTCCCGCCGCTGTAACCACCCCTGCCGCTGTAACCACCCCTGCTGATACAAGCGCCGCCGCTGTTGAAACTCCCACCGCAAAAACTACTGACATAGTAGACGACTACATTGCGTCTATTCCTGAGTCTGATATGACGGTTGAGGATTTGTATACAACCATTCTTGGTCGTCCATCAGATGCAGGTGGTAAGGCATTCTGGGAAAACGCATTTGGGCCTACTGTAGATGAGTCGGAAAAAGCTGACTTCTTGCAAGCCGCCCAATCAGAACTTGCCAACCGGTCTGTAGAAGAACAAGCGGTACTAGCCCCCAATCTTGTGGCTACTGTAGACACACAAGTACAACCTAACTATAGACAAATGGTGTTGGATCGCTACGCTTCTATTGGGCGTACAGGGGTCGGTACTGAAGCATCCAACGTTGATAAAGAAAGTCTTGACGCATGGACTGCGGCTTTGGAAACTGGGCAAATCAAACCAGAGGATTTAAACAATACATTTCAAGCCGCTGTTGTTGACTACCTATCAAGCAATCCTGAAGATAAATACAGTACTTATGTCACGGACTATCTAACAGATACCAAACCTGCTGCGGTTTCAGGTATTGTTAGTCTGTACGAAGACGTGCTGGGACGTAAACCTGATGCTAAAGGTTTAGCAGACTGGTTTAAAGCGGTTGGTTCTGAGATTAGCCCAGAAGATCGCGCAATATTTGAAACTGCGGCGCAAGCAGAACTGGATAGCCGAATTCAAGATTTGTACAGCGAATTTATGGGGCCGGGAAGAATTGCAGAGGAAGAGGGAAAGAAATACTGGAGAGACCGTTTTGGTAACGAGATTGACGCCTCTGAGCGGGAGAAGTTCCGTACTGCCGCCGCCGCAGAGTTGTCTGGTGCATTTGGCGCGGGTGGTGTTAATTCGTTAGCTGGTTTTAAATACGCCAAAGATCTTGGCATTAGCGATGCTGGTTTAAAAGCAACTCTTGGTGAAGCTTTATATAACCAGTACAAAGATCAACTTAAAACTACTACAACCACAAGCATTAACGACATTATTGCAGACAACTCCGCAACGTTTGAAGAGTCGCAAAAAGTTTCCAAATTAGCTCGTGATCTTGGGTATAACTCACAACAACTTGCCGACCTGACGGGTAAAGACAAGTCTCTGTTTGATACTCTTTTAACAAGCTACGACACCAACCGCAACAAAATCATCAACGATACCCTCACAGGCCCGAACGTTTTAACAGATGCTGACAGGGTAATTGCTAGTTACGCTTTAGAGAAACAGTTTGGCTTTACTGATGATGACATTGCAAAAGCTACTGGCGTTGATGTTAAGGTTATTCAGAACAGCCTGAACCCCGTCAGAAACTTTGAGACAGACTTTTCAAAAATTGCTAACAACACGGACTCAACCACTCAGCAACTTAAAGACTTCGTAATTAGCTCAAAGGCAAATTCAGCCATTGACAAGTTGTATGGCAGTGCTTTGACTGGATACGAGAACAAGATTGCAGAACTTGAAACAAAGTGGAGTGCGTATGGATCTGACGCTATCCAGTCAGAAAATTTATTTCAGCAACTAAACGCTCAGAGGAACGCACTAGGCGGTCAGTATTTCCAAGGTGTGTTTGGCGACTTGGAGAACTCCGCCGCGCTACTTGTCAAAAAAGGTTTAGACACTATTGGTGACCTTGGTCAGAAAGACAAGTTTACAACAACATCGGCATTTGAACAATTTTTCATGGCTGATGGTAAACCAGTTATTAAGCAGGGCAATGAATACCTTGTGCCAATAACGGACGCGGAAGGCAACCCCACGTCGTATGAAAAAGTTGACCCTTCTAAAGTTACAAAAAAATACTTTAAGCACGTCTTCGAAGGCAGTGGAGAGAATTCCACCGTCTCAGTTGTGCCGTTGTCTGAGGCGGAGTTGGCAACACTTAAAGATGGAACTTACCAACATAAAATTGGTAGCGTTGTCATTGACAAAGACACTGGTGCAGAGCTTACTGATATCTCAGGTCAATTAGCTTATCAAAGAAGCGGTGGCCATTTAAAGGGTAGAAAGAATTGGTTGAATGTAAAGTTTACAGAAGACGGTACGCCATACCTCACGGCAACTTCAGAAAAAACAGGAATATACGGATTTGTAAGCGAGATGGGGCCAATGGTCATCTCGATTGCCGCCATGATCCCGGGGCCGCACCAGCCCTTTGCAATGATGGCAAATGCGGCGTTAGCTATAGAGCAGAAGAACTACCTTGGCGCTGTGCTGAGTGGCTTAAATGCGGCTGGTTCTTTTGCTGGAACCGAGTTGTCAACGCTGAAAACAGCAGAAGCCGCTGGAGACATTGTCAATACCTCGCGAATTCTTGATTTGCAAAACACGGTATCAAACGTCAAGCTCGCCCAGACAGCCATTTCTGGGGTTGCCGCTCTTCAATCTGAAAACATTGCTGGTGTTATTAACGCAAGTTTGTCAGCGTACGGTCAAACTGGTGGAACACTTCCATCAGGCGTCACAACAGCTTTTCAAGCCGCAAACTTAGCACTTGCAATTAAAGATGACAACCTTTCAGCCGCTTTGGTTTCTCTTGGCGACCTGACTGGCAGTAAAGACCTGTACGTCGCGGCTTCTGCAAAGAACTTGGTTGACGCGCTTAAGAGTGGTAACGAAACAAATATTATTCAAGCTGGCATAACGTTTGGTAACGCTTTTCAAGCGTCTAATCAATCAACAACGACAACCAATACAAGCGATACTAAAACTAACGTAGTGGATAACACTACGTTGCAGAACACCGACGTTACAAATGTTTTGGCTAACGCTGGATTAACAGACGGCAATGCAACAACCGATGGCGTTCAGTTAGCAAGTGTTGTTAATAACGTAGTGTCTGATGCTGGGAACGGCGTGACTTTAAGTGGCGTTGACGCAAAAACCCAAGCAGATTTTGACGCCATGAAAGAGGTTGACAAAATTGGCGCTGCGGGCACTGCGAGCACTGACGTTGTAACAAATCTTCAAAATGCGGGCTTAACCGAGGACACTGAGTTCGGTGATTTGCAAGGTGCTATTGATAAAAACACAGCCGCTGGTACAAAGGCCGCGTCTTTTAAAGACGTTTATGCTGCTAATCGCTTAGCCTTTGGGCCCAATACAACTTTTGAATGGACTAACCCTGCGACGGGCGTAACAGGTAAATACACAACCGAGTCGGCCACCGAAGCAGAGAAAAAAGCTGATGCAAAGATTGCTTCAATTAATCAGTCTAACCTAGCCACAATTACTGATGCGGGTAAAACAGTAGCCGCTCAAAATGACACAGCCGCCCGTAACGCTTCACTTAATGCAACCGCTGCACGAATTGCCGCGCTTAAAACTTCCAATGCCGACAACGGTGGTAGCTACGTAAATGATGTTCAATACGACGCAAACGGCAATGTGACCGGTGGCAGTATGAATTTGTCTGAGCGCGGCAAGATTGCCGAGTATGCTGGTGCGTTAGCAGTAGACTCAACATCTCAAATTGCTTCATTTGTTACGGGTACTCTTAAAGCTATTAACGTTTTAGAACGTGGCGGTACGGTAGATCAAGCTGTTAGTGATTACGCTGCTTTTTCTAAAGCTAAAACGCCAGAAGAAATGAAGGCTGCTAGCTCGGACTTTAATAAAAACATGGCCGCTGCTAAAGATGGCTGGGAAGCTTTGGCTGTTGTAGGTAAAACAATTGTTAGTAACCCCGGGTTTGTAGCCTATAACGTAGCGTCTGAAATTCTTCAAGAAGGCACGCAACTGCTTGCATCTGGGGGCGTGCTTACTGCGGCTAAATTAGTTGGCGCAGCGCCAAGAATTGCTAGGGCTTTAGGTATTTCTACCGAAGTTGTTTTAGACATGATGGAGTCAGGTGGCGGTGCTGCTGAAGATGCTTACAAACGCGCAAAAGACGCTGGCATGTCGGACAAAGACGCTCAAACTGCGTCACAAAAGGCGCTAGCTCTTGGTGCAGTAACTACAGGTACACTCAATTTAGTTCCCGGCGGTAACGCACTGACCAAACAAATTTTTGGAGATACCGCAGGTAAAGTTGGCGCAAAAGAAATAGCCACAACTGCCGCTAAAGTGGGTGTTAAAGAAGGTACTGGAGAAGGCGTAGAAGCTGGCATTATTGAAGGCGGTACGCAAAAAATAATCAAACCCGACGATGATTTAAACTGGACTAAGATTGCCGGTACAAGCGCATGGGAAGCAGTTATTGGCGGCAAAACCACGGCGACTATTAGCGCCGCCGACTCTACTGTTTCAGCGCTTCAAGACTCTGGGTTGTCCGAGACCCAAGTTAAGTCTGTTGCGGATACTGCGGCAACTACGTTAAAGAACAGCACTTCTCCAAGCAATGCGTCTGATACGCTCATTACGCAATTACAAGATGCTGGGCTTACAGAAGATCAGTCCATTACTGCGTCTAATGAAATCATTGGCGACCAAATTTTAGGTAGCAAAGAGACACTTGATAACTTAGGTGTTACAAAACTTAACGGTGACCAAGTTGTAGCTACAGATTCTGAGGGTAAACCCGTAACTCTGGCCGAGCTGCTTGGTGAATCGGCAACAGGTAAAACTTCAGGCGAAGTAAAGGTTGATACGTCTGCGGTCATTGGCACAAACGCTAAGGGCGAGAGCGTAACCGTTGCTGACCTAAACGCTATTACGTCTAACAAAACAACTACGGGTACAACCACTGCGGTTGATACGGCTCAGCAAACTATGGCTGATCTTGGGCTTAAAGTTTCAGATGAAACGGCAACGTCGTTAGCAACTAAAATTGAAAACGCTACTAAAGCTGACGCTACGGTTGGCGCTAAAGCTGATGTAGTTTCTGAGCTACAAACTGCGGGGTTAACTGAGACTAAAGCTAACACTGTTGCAGATGTGCTTACAGACACCAAAGCAGATACTAAGGCTGACACCAAAGCAGATACTAAGGCTGACACCAAAGCAGATACTAAGGCAGATGTAGTTGCAGACATCAAAGCAGATACTAAAGCTGACACTAAGGCAGATGTAGTTGCAGACACTAAAGCAGATACTAAAGCTGACACTAAGGCAGATGTAGTTGCAGACACTAAAGCAGATACTAAAGCTGACACTAAGGCAGATGTAGTTGCAGATACTAAAGCTGACACTAAGGCAGATGTAGTTGCAGATACTAAAGCTGAAACCAAAGCTGAGACCAAGACCGAAGCTGAAACCAAAGCTGAGACCAAGACCGAAGCTGAGACCAAGACCGAAGCTGAAACCAAAGCTGAAACCAAGACCGAAACTAAAGCAGAAGTTGAAACTAAGGACGAAGTTAAAACAAAAGCAGAGGTTGACGACATCATTGACGACTTAGACGATGACGTAATTGACAAGGTTACTACCCTGATAGATGACCCAATTATTGATAAAATTATTGCTGATCCAACTAAGTCACCGCCGCCTAAGCCGCCTAAGAATCCAAAGGTTCCAAGTAAGCAAACGGGTTTAACTTGGCCTCAAGCTACCGCACTTGCAGGTACTTTTGGCGTACCTCAATTGGCCAACGTGTTCTACTACGGCAAAGAATTTGGGTCTAAGAAACAGAAGGTTGGCAAGAAAGGCCAGTTGGAGCAAGAAGAATACAAGGCGCTGAGCGTTACCAAAGCCGGTGCTGAAGGTGAAAAGATTGAGGAAGAAGCACTTGCCCAGAAGGGCAAAACCGACGAAAATGACATCGAAGAATTGCTTAAAAAGATTGAAGGGTCAAGCGACAACGCTGCGACTCCTGAAGAAATTGCAGAAATCATAAGGCAAGGAGCTTAATATGGATGATGAAAATCAACAAGTTGACTGGAGCGTAGACGACAGCGGGTATGCCACTGCTGGGGCAGAGCTTAATGACTACATGACCTCCCAAGGTTATGAGGATGTTCAGCCATGGCAAAATGTATCTACTACAGGTGACACCACCTCCGGTAATATGTATGGCAACAGCAGTCTATTTAGCGGCTCAGACCTTGCTAAACTGTTTAAAGATTCGCCCTTGCTCCAAACTTTGGGCGCTGTTGGTATGGGCAAGTTGGCAGACAAACTTTTTGATGTACAAAAAGGCCCCGGTGGTTACAGAGGTGGTATCCCCACTTTAACTGCGTATCGTCAACAATTGCCTATCCCAACTTCAATGATGAATGCAGCGGGCACTCCAATGTTAGATGCAAAGGGTGTACCAATCCCCCGCCGACCCGGTTCTGGTGGCGTTACGTATTTCAGCCCAATGCAGTATCTTAAGCCCGGCCAAACCCCTACTCAAACTCCAGCAACCCCTGCGTCTACGGGCATTGCAACAGTACCTGCGTCTACGGCTCCCGCTGAAAGTGTTGCTGCCCCTGTAGAAGTTGCGGCGGCTGGTGGTCTAATGGGTTACGCCCGTGGTGGTATTGCTAATTTAGGTGGTTACTCAGACGGCGGCAGATTGCTCAAAGGCCCCGGTGATGGTGTGTCTGATAGCATCCCAGCTATGATTGGTAAACGCCAACCTGCTCGGTTAGCCGACGGCGAATTTGTAATCCCAGCACGTATTGTCTCTGAATTAGGCAATGGCTCAACAGAAGCTGGTGCGCGTAAACTATACGCAATGATGGACAGAATTAAGAAGGCTCGTGGCAAGGCCAAAAACATTGCCGCCGATACCAAATCAGACAAGCACTTACCCGCTTAAGGAACGACTATGGCTACTCCCTTACCAAATGCAGCAGGCACGGCGGCCTCGGCACTACCCGCCGCTGGCGGTACGTCGGAACAAACTCTGTCTAGTTACATAGGCCCGTATGTAACAAACATGCTTGGTCAAGCCCAAGCTATTGCCAATTCACCTTATCAAACCTATCAAGGCCCAATGACGGCTGGTGAGTCTGGCCTGCAAAGCAACGTGTTTAAAGGTTTGGGTAATCTTGCGTTTCCTACTCAACTAGGTCAAAGCTTTAGTTCTACTAGCGCATATCAACCGCCAACTATGGGTACTAATGCTTATACCCCCGGCGCTATTGGTACAGGTACAGGTGCGGGTGCAGGGATTGCTGGATTACCTACTGGTACTACTGGCGCAACAGGTGCTGGTACTCCGGGTATCGCTTCTCAGTACATGAATCCGTACTTGCAGTCCGTGCTTAACCCACAGTTAGATGAATTACAACGTCGTTCGCAAATAAACCTTCAACCCGACTTGGCCAAACTTACTCAAGCCGGTGGTTTTGGTGGTGGTCGTCAAGCAATTATGCAATCAGAAGCTAACCGTAATTTGTTGCAAGAACAAAACAAAACAATTGGCCAAGGGTACGCAAATGCGTACGACAAAGCTATGGGTCAGTTTAATACTGAAGTGGGCCAAGCTAAAGACCTCACCAATATTTTTGCTAACGCAGGTCAAGCTCAGCGTGGTATTGAACAAGAAGGTATTACTGCCGACTACAATGAGTTCTTGGCACAACGTGATTACCCAATGAAGCAAACGCAATATCTGCAATCTATGTTGCAAGGTTTGCCTATCTCTACTGTAACTAATAGCCCACTAGGTAAATCCGGTATGGGCCAATTAGCTGAAATTACTGGTAGCTTGCCCACTGTTGAACAGACGCTTAAAGATCTTGGTTTGATTCCTAAATAAAAGGTAGCAGTATGAACTTAATGGAAGTACAAAGCAGGCTAAATAAACTGCCTCCTCTACCCGAGTCAATTCAGTATTTGACGTCGGCGGCTCAAGGCGGTAACCCCCAAGTGCCTCCGTTCATGGCGCTTGCTCGTATTAGCGAAATCAATAAAGAGATACAGACGTCTCAACAGCCGCAACCCCCTGCTGAACCTTTGAATCAAAGCCTACCTAAGCAAGCCCTTCAAAGCATGGGTATTGGTGCGTTGCAGCAAGGACGACAGCAGCAAGGTATGCAGCAAATGGCTCAGCAAGTTGGAGCCGCGCAGCAAGCAGCGCCCCCCGGTATTCCTCAACCAGTGCGCCAACAGCAGCCAATGCCTCAACAGCAAATGCAGATGGCTCCACGTCCTATGCCACAACAAGCCCCCCAAGGGGCGCAACCTGTTCGTATGGCAGCAAATGGTGGTTTGATGGGTGTTCCTGTTGACCCACGCATGTTTGAGTACGGCTCAGGCGGCATTGTTGCTTTTAGTGGTGCAGACGGAGACCAAGAAGTTGAAGCTGCGGTTGAAGATGAACCCGGCTACGACGCAGAAGCAGAGTTAAAGAAACTCATGCCGCAAATTCAAGCTCTTATGAAGCAACAAGTACGCCCTATTCGCTCAGAAGCAGACATTGAGAAAAAGTTAATTGAAAAGAAAAACTACGGCGTTGACGAAGGCCCAATAGGTAAAAATTATTTGGCCGGTCTCGCGTCTCTTAAAGAAGCTAAAGCCGTTGAGGACGCTAGAAAACAAGCTGATATTGACGAGCGCAAAAAGTTTGCTACTCGAAAAGCCCTTTTAGACTACAGCGATGCAACTCGTGGCCAAACAGGTCTTGGTGGTATTGGCGCATTAGCCCGTAGTAGCATGGGATCCGCTGAGAAGTTTATGGGCGAAGAAGCTGGCTTGCGCGAAAATGTTATCAAACGAGATGAGTTAATGAACGAAGCGCAGTACAAGTTCCAAAACTTGCGCCAAGCGCAAAAAGATGGTGACATCAAGGCAGAACAAAAAAATGATCTGGACTTGGCTAAAATTGCTAAAGACTTGGGCGTGTCTAAAAATAATCTTATGGCTCGACTGGTTACGGGCAACCTTAACCTTATGGGTAAATACGAAAGTGCTCAAGCTTCACGCGATGCTGCAAAAATTAGAGCTGATGCTAAAGGCGCTGCTGGCGGCAAAACACCTAGAGAAACAGATCAGCAAAGGGGTGTAAGGGCTATTGCTGCGGGTTTAAAAGAAAAATTCCCAAACATGTCTGACGCGGAAATTGAATCCTTGGCAACTAACCTTTACAGGCAGTCGGCTGCCGCACCTGCTGTTGCAGCAAAAGAAAGAAAAGACATAAACGAAGACTGGCGCAAAGAAAAATACCAGCCATCCTACATAGATGCTAAAGATAAAGAAGCATACGAGCGTGACTGGAGAGCTAAGTGGAAACGGGATAACCCAGATGCGGCCCCCGCCGCCGCTCCAGCGGCAAAAGCAGGTACGGCAGAAAACCCAATAAAAATTAAGTAAGGTAGGCAATGCCAATCTACGAATACAAAGGTCTGCATTACGATATTGATACAGACGATGCGGCTGCGGCTAAAGCAAAAATCCTTGGGTTTTTAGGAAGTCAAGGCCAACCTGCCCCTGCTCCCGCCCCTGCGCCTGTTGTTGCCGCCCCTGCCCCTGCCCCTGCCCCTGCCCCTGCCCCTGCCCCTGCTCCAGCTCCCGCTGAAGAGCCCGCTACTTACGACTACACACCTTTAGCTAAGGCTACAAAATATCAGAATGCGCCGACTAAAGATAGTAAATCAAGAAGGTATGAGTATGAAAAGGGAGATGTAACCCCCAACATTAGCAATACTTTCTACGATAGAAAAGGTGTTGCAGTTACTCGTGGCTTAGCACAAAGTGATGCAGATTGGGCCGCTATGCGTGCGGCAAACGAAGCCGAACCCGCTAGTACTTTTGCACGACCCGGTGATGTTGTAGCTCCCCGTTATAGAGATTTAAGCGTACCAGCGCCAGCCCCAACTAAAGCAACTCCAGTAGCGCAAAGGCCCGCAGCGCAATCGTTCTTGCCACCACAGGCGGCTAAGCCAGAACCGGACAGAAGTTTTTCTCCGATTGAGGAAGGTTCAAAAGCCATTGCTAGCGCGGCTACTATTGGCATTCCAAGTTCAATTGAGCAATTTAAGTTAGCCGGTAGTGCTGAAGTTCTTGGTAACACTATCCAACGTTTGCAACTATTAGATCAAATCGACAAAGGGCAGATTAAGTCTCCCAACGACTTGCCTCGTGACCCCCAAGTACGTATGTATTTTGCTTCTAACCCAGAAGTACGTGGTCGACTACGGGATTCAATCACTAAAGACCTAACTAATAATAAAGAGTTTGTAAACGCTTCACTTGGCTTGCTGTCTCAGTACCAACGCGAAAACCAAAAGTACAAGCCACGGCAAGAAAAAGTTTTGGAAGTTGAAAGCGCCGCCGACTTTGGTAATTGGCTAGCCAGTAGCATTGGTTCTGGTGCGGTGTACGCCATACCTTCTATCATTGCTGCGATCACTACAAAACAACCGGGCTTGCTTGCTTTGGGAACTGGTATGGGCTACAGCGAAGCTGTTAGCAACCGCCTTGAAGCAATGGCTGCGGAACTTAAAACTTTGCCGCCAGAAGAAAGAGCCGCTCGTGTAGCTCAAAGGCTACAAGAAACCGACGACGTTAATTTAGCCGTTGCAATTAGTTCTGGCGCATTAGATTTAGTGCTTGGCCCTGCGGCTAAAGTAGCTAAAGAAGGCGTTAAAGGTTTCATTAAAGCAGCAGGTCGTGCAGGCGCGGTTAAAGAAGTAGCTAAAGAATTCCCCAAACAATTTGGTCAAGAGTTTGTAGCCGGTGCTGGTCAAGAAGGCGCACAGGCCGCAGGTAAAGTTCAAACTGGCGAGCGTAAAAAGTTTGCTACTGTAGAAACTGCCAAAGAAATGTTTGAATCGGGCGCAAAAGAAGGCGTTGGTTCTATTGCTCCTACAGCAGGTCTAGGCGCTATTAACATAGCTAGAACACCCGGCGCTCCAAAAGCAGCTACAGAAGAAGCAGTAAAGATTGAGCCAACTCTTGAGCCAGAAACAGAACAGGAACAACCTGCGCCCCCCGTTGATAAGCGCCAAGCACTTAAAGATGCCCTAGCTAAACGCATAAAACCTGCGGTTGAGGAACAATCTGCGCCCCCTACGGTGGTATCGGAAGCTGCTCCTATTAAAGAACAAGCAACACCAGAACAAATTAAAGAAGCTGCCGCTCAACTTGAGCGTCGTGGTATTGACCCTGCTGATGCGCTACGCATGGCAACTGATAGACTTGGCGGAACACCAAAGGTTACAGAAACAAATGCGCCTATTGAAGAGGGAACAGAAGATGTTACAAAACCTATCAGTGAAGCAGGTGGAGAGAGCCCTGCGCTATCTGCACAATCAGCCGACAACGTTCCCACCACCACAGGAGTTAGAGAAGCTGAACGAGATGGAGTGGTTTCTCCTAGAACGGATGTTACAGAGTCTACTGAAAGAGAAGGATCTAAGCCCGTTGCAGTAACGGATGAAGAAACGTACGCCAAGCGTACCAAAGACGATCCAACCGCTCCTGCCTATAGCGATACTGATGCTCGTATTAAACGTGTCGCCGACCGATATGAACAAGCGGGTGATAAAGATTTTGCTAACGCTATCCGCAATATACCTAACCAACGACGCCCCTCTTACGAAGAAACGGCAAAGTTAGAAAAAGCGCAAGACCAAGAATTCGCAGACAAAGCTAGAGAACAATCTCTTCAAACTAAAAAAGCAGACGCTCAAAGTACCGCCCGATCTAATGCGCGTACCGCTTTTGACCAAGTAAACGACCCTCAGTACGGGGGTAATATTGATGCGGCAGTTGATGATTACCGCCAAAATGTTGTTGATACGCTATTAGAGCAAGGGTTAAAAGATGACCCAGACTTTGAAGCTCTACGTGATGCAGCAGAACGTGCATTTGATGATGAAGTTACCAAACTAAAAGGAGCCGACGTTGGCACTCAGACCTCTAAAACCGTCAAAACAACGCAAGAAGGACAAGCGGCATCAACAGCCGCAGGAGTAAGCAAAGGCAAACGTGGTCGGCCAAAGGCTGACATTACTGAAGAGCAACGTGCGGAGAAAGATAAAGCCCGCACCGAAGGCCGTGCTGATTACATGAAGGGCGAGCGTGCCTTGCCTAAGTTGCAAGCCGATTTGGACAAAGCCAACGCACCTATTGACGAGACCAACATTGCCGACGATGAAGGTCTAAAGAACGCGGAAAACGACAAGCGTGCGGCTAAGCGCAATGCAATTAACGCAATGCTGGACTTAGAAGCTAAACACCGTGGCACTGCTTTAGGCAACCGTGTTAAAGCCGCACTTGCTGACCGCTCAAAGATTTCTCAAAAAGAATACGACGACGTAGTTGCTGGACGCAAGTACAAAGCGCAAGAACGTATAAACAAAAGCTCTGCAAGCAACGATGAAGTTGAAGCCGCTGATGAGGGCTTTAACAAAGCTAAGAACGCCGCCCAAGCATTGACTAGAGTTATTAAGACAGGGACTGGCTTTCAAAAGTTCTTGGCCAAACGTCTCCGTAGTTTGGTAGCTGGCGTTAACTTTGTTGTGGTTGAAGAGACCGATCCGCTGCCAGAACAATTATCTCGCCATCAAGAAGCTTGGGGTAATGACAACTCCCGTGCTCGTGGCGTTTACTTTGAGAACACAGCTACCGGTGAGCGTACTATTTTTGTGCGCGGTGCTAGCGCAGGTAGTTTCCAAGGTATCAATAACACCACAGTGCTACACGAAGCGCTTCATGCTGCGCTGCAACAAAAACTTGAGCTGGCCCTCCTCGCGGTTCAACGTGGATTCTCAGGGGACGCAAAGCTGGTACGTGCGTACAACGATCTGATTGCGGTGATGAACAACGCTAAGGATGAGTACAACCGCTTAGCCAACTTGGGTGAGCTGCCCGCAGAAATGTACTACCTAAAGACCGTGTCGGGTGTATTTAGCAATCCGCATGAGTTTGTTTCCTATGGCATGACCGACCCCTTCTTCCAAAAGTTCCTGATGGGGGCTTATGGCTTTGAGGAAGAAACAGGTTTCTTTAATCGTTTTGTAGATGCGCTTCGTGAGATGCTCGGTATGGCTACTGACACCATAAATGCACTGTCTGATTTGATTGTAGTTACCGACAAGCTTGTGTCTTCTAAGCTGACACCCACAATGAAAATGATTGCCAAAGCTGATAAAGCTAACGCAATACGTGAAGCCCGTGTCGGCAAAGTCTACACTCAGACTCCTAAGATGCCAGAGGAATCTAATGCGGTAATACAAGAAACACAAGCCGACATTGAAGAGCGAGTGCAGTACCACCTTGAACAGATTCAGCGAAGCAGAGATGCGGAAGAAACGGCTAAGCAAGCTTCTCTTTTATTTGCCTTGCGTAACCCCAAAAAGATTTTGCCAGCAATTAATCGTCTGGTGAAGTCCATGGATAGAGTGCAGTTAAAGGTTGTCTTAGCGCAGATGAATATTGATGTTTCAGCAAGCTGGGGTTCTTCGTACGTTCCTGAGTTAGCCAACACAAACGTGTTGATGCAAAAGATGGCGGGTTTGACCAACATATTGCTAGAAAGCGCCGCAGATATAAGCACTGATGCTATGCGCGTATTCTCCAAGAACCCCGGAGAAATGCGAAAAATTGAAACCGTGGCGCTTGCTGCAACGTTACAAAGAATTGATCCCGCCGATAAGAACGCTACTCGCCGCAGTGTGACGTTGGATAATATGTTTAAAGGTTTGACTTCCGACGGTCAACGTGTGTACACAGAGATGCGCGATCACCTCAACGACATGACTGATTACTACATGTTATTGCTTGAGGAAAGTATCAACAAAGAAAATATTCCAGAAGACGGCAAAGCGCTTATCATGGCGCGGATTAAACAAATCTACGAAGCTAGCAAAAGGATTACGCCTTATTTTGCTTTGACTCGTGAAGGCCCGTATTGGCTGTCGGTTAAAAAAGGGTTGGGCGGAGAGCGAGAGTTTTGGATGCGCCCGTCTTTGGCTGAGCGAGATGCGTTAGCTGAACAATTTGTAGCGGATGGCATTCCTAAAAATTACATTACTACCGGCAACAACGTTGCTGATTTGCGCAAAGAAACCTACCAAAAAAGTGACTTGCTCAAAGACGTATTTACCGCAATCGACAATGTAAAAGACACTGATCCTAAAGCTAAAGAAAATTTAAAAGACTCTGTGTACGAGTTGTACTTGCGCACAATGCCAGAAAATTCTTTCCGTGGGCAGTTTTCTGAACGACAAAACGTTACCGGCTTTAGTACTGACGTACTGCGTGGCTTTAACGAAACCTCAGTCAAAATGGCGGTGCAACTGTCAAGGTTAAAGTACGGCCCGCAACTGCGTCTTTCTATATCTGCTGCAAGGGATTCGGCTAAAGGCAGACCCGAAGTTGAAGTATTTATTGACGACATGGAGCGTCGAGTTGTATCGGAGTTAAATCCAAGAGAGCGTGATGGGTTTGATACGTTTGCAACCATTATGAATAGGCTGTCGGCAGTTACTTATTTGTCTGCCCCGTCTACTGCGCTTATTCAGCCAATCAGCATTTTGCAGACCGGCGTTGTTATTTTGGGCGCACGGCACGGATTTGGGGCAGCCTTTACTGAAATTGGCAAAATGGCTAAGTTTTGGGATGAGTATGCCGTCACCAAAAAACGTCTTGATGGCACTACGGCATGGGTTATGCCGACCATTGAAAACTCAAAAGCACTTAATCTCAACGAAGAAGAAAAACGTGCTGTGCAGCAGATGCGTTTACGTGCGGTTACTGCGTCTACCTACGCAAGTGAGTTGTTTGAGTTCAATGTTAAGTCTACCGAAGAGGTAATGTCTAAGACAGAAAAAGCTAAAGTTGCGGCTGCATCTGTGACTTTTGGCTTGCTACATTCTGCCGACCGCATGGCACGCGAGATTGTTTGGATTGCGTCTTATCGTCTTAACCGCAAGAAAGGTAAAACTTTTGAAGAGGCTGTAGACCAAGCGGTTATTGATACTAACGAATCACAAGGTAACTTTTCCGAGTACGCTAAACCCGCAATAATGAAAGCCCCCGGCGGTAGACTTGCGTTGCAGTTTATGACGTTTGCGCTAAACATCATGGTGCTGTTAATTCGCAACTTCTATCGCATGATAGCTGGGTTAAACGGCGAAGGGCGTGCTGAAGCGTTCAAGATTTTCTTTGGTGTGCTAAGCAGTACAACTTTGATTGCGGGCGTTACAGGCTTGCCTTTCTACGGCGTTGTTATGGCGTTGCTAAGTTTTGCGTGGGAAGACAAAGAGCGCCCACAGGAACTTAAAGATCTTAGCCGCGACGTATGGTTTACCGAAGTGTACTTACCAGAAATTCTTGGCGACGTAACTGTAGCTGGCTACAAACTTGGCGACCTTAGCGACTTGGTATCTAAAGGCGTGCTTAACAAACTAACGGGTCTTGACTTTTCTAGCCGCACGTCTTTAAGCAATATGTTCTTCCGTGATATTAAAGAAACTCAAAGCCCCCGCGAAGAAGTAATAGCACGAGCATTGGAGCGTGCGGGCCCCGCCGCAAACATGGTATTAAACTGGGCTGATGCTTATGACGCATTCCAACAAGGCGACCAGCAAAAAGCTTTAGAAAAAGTAGCCCCCGCTATTTTGCGTAACATCGTAGTTGCTAACAAGTACGCAAAAGAAGGCGCTAAAGATAACAAGGGCGCTGTGATTGCAAAACCCGAAGCGTTTGACAACTGGGACTACTACGGTCAAGCAATTGGTTTTAGGTCGGCTCCGTTAGCTAACGCGCAGGCAGTTAACTTTAAACTGACGGCAATTGAAAAGCGTATTGAAAACGAACGCACTGATCTGCTAAACAACCTTGATCGCGCTTACAGAAATAAAGATTTGAAAGAGTACGCTAAGATTAACAAGGATATTAACGAACGCTTTAATCGGATGTATCCCTCTAAGCGTATTGACGAGATTGAGAAGTCACTTGAGACCCGTGCGGAAGCTAGAGGCAAATCGTGGCGTGGTGTTGAGATAACTGAACAAAATGCGCCGTTTGCTTATGAAGCCGGTAAAGCATCCCGCAAAGCTCTTAGAGAAAAAGAAGAAGAGGGGATTAGACGCATTGAGCTTAGAGGGTTAGCTAACAAATAAAAAAACCCCCGGGGATTAGCCGGGGGTACAAGGAGGGCAACCAAAATAAACCGTCGGCAACTGTTTCCCGACAACTAAAGTTTAGCCTAAAGCCTCCACACTCGCAAACCTTTTATGCCGTCTTCTATGACTACTTTCGTAAGTAGATCCATCTTTAGTCGGCGGGCCACTCGGTCAAGTTCCGCTTTAGCTTTTGCTGTATCAATGCAGGGTACAAAAAACGAGTACCCTTTGCGGAACTTGGCCCAGTTAACCTCATAGTGAACTGTCTCGATTTTCATCGGGTGTATCTATGTGAATAAAATCAGACCGAGACGCATCAAACATCAAGGCACGCACTGCGGGGGACACAACCTTCATGCCTTTAGCCATACGCTTGTTGACTGCTTCTTTAAATACATTAGCCTCTTTTAGCTCTTTAAGTAAATCTTTGTAGTTAATCTGGCGCTGAACGCAAAAGTCTTTGAACGATTTGGCCGCAATCCATAACAGTTTGGTATCCGGCTCGTAGCGTATAAGCAGTTCACCCTTTGGCTCCATAGTCGGCATAGGGATCATGTTGCTCCGTGCGTCATTCTCACCATTGACAACCAAAGCGTGGTTCATATTGCCGTTGATAAACTCACCAAGCGTAGAGGCAGGGTTGCTGATTGGGGGCTTAATATCCTCACGCATCTCGCCGAGCATGCCTTTAAGCCAGTCGTACACAGCCTTCATGTCGTAGTCGTGCAGTTGTAGGTTCTTAGCGATTAGGCCACCGGCAATGTTACAGGCGGCTACGGCTGACCAGAAACGCTCACGCTGTGTGAACTTAACTTCTTTGTCGAGCTTAGCCTGAATCTTACGCACTAAGTCTTTGGCGTCTTCCAAGTTGTTAACAAGCCACTGGGCGTAAATCTCACCGGCAAACCCGTAGTTCTCCCGCAGTTGGTGGTCAAACATTTGCTTGCCGACTTGCACGTCAATCAGGTTGTTAGGCTTGATCTCATATTCAAGTAGACGCATGGACTCGCCATCGGGGGAATCTTTTGCCGCGCCAAGCTTTTGGTAGAAGCTAGCGTTTGAGGACGTTAAGGTCATCCCATTCCAGCTAGTTAAGTTAACCCGCTCCTCGTTGACCGAGCCACGCATCTTGTTCTTGCCCCGACCCTGAGAGATGCTGTACGACAGGTCAGAGAACTCCATAGGGCTAGTGTTCGTAATCTCGTCGATTGTATTGGGCAGGTTGTTCATCACACCAAGCCTGTGCATCTTTGCGTTGAACGTATCCTTCCAGATCGAGGCGTTCTTAACGGGGTGACCCCATACACTGTTGCACATAAACAACGCTGTCGACTTACCCGAGCCTGAGCTACTGTGAATCAAGTTGATGATTGCACCAGACATGCCGGTGAATTTAAGCAGTGGTGAACCAAAGGCCGTCAGCGCCGCAAAAGCATGAGGCTCAAGGCCGGGCTGCGCGTACATGTTGAAGACTTCTTTCCACTTCTCAAAGTCACCGTGTTCGTTAAGGTGCTCGGCTACCGCCTTGGTAATGTGTGAGGGCGGACTGTAATACACGCCATCTTTTGTAATCTCTCTATCGCCAAGAATGAACTTGCTATCGTTATCGACCCAACCAAACTGTGTTCTCATAATATCTGCCTTCCGCATAACTTGTAAATTTTTAACCGCTGTAATCACATATACGCACATGAGGTCAACTTGCTTACTAAACAAGCCCACACCCTTAGACGCTAGTGCTTCCCGCAGTTTGTCTTTTGATGAAAGTACTCCGAGTGGGATTGCAAACTCTTTCATGCCGTCCCTTGGTAGGTGCAATCGGAATAGCAATGTCTCCCCAATATCGGGGTCTGTTAGCCGCTTGATGATGTACAGGTCGTGCTCATACACAAGGTCTGGTTCTGCTTCGTCAGTTGCGGGCCTGCGGTAGATGCCGCCGTTTTTACCCCTGAAGAATGGGAATGGATACTCAGGTATGCGTACTGTCTCAACCTCACCGTCTTCGGCTTTGATTACAACATCGTAATCTTCGTCTTCGGCTTCCTCGATCTCCACACCAAGCATGATTGGTGATTTGATCTTGCCCTTGTGTTTACACCCTTCGCAACCCGTGGGGTTCTGCTTCTCAAAGGTAGCGCAGTGATGCGGCCCACCCGTGCGTTGCAGGTCATCAACTTTGTACTCGGTCTTAAACCGGTCGTAGTCGGGATGCTCCGCAGACATTTTGTGTATTGCGGAATCTCGGTCGATGCAAAAAGTTGCAATCGAAAGCGCTGAGCGCCATAAGTTGTAGTCGAGTGTGGCTTGATTCTCGTAGCAGTGCATCAGTTGGTTGCAACCTTCGCCCTGCGCTGATTTCAGCATTATTGTTTTAAATCGCTTCACTTTATTCTGCATCACCGATTCCATCAAAGGACTCATGGTGCGCGGTATAAAGTCTGGCCGCTCGTCTTCCGGTTCCGCATCCGGTGCGCCGAGTAGCTCTTTCACTTGTGCGTAGGTCATACGCTGAGTGACTTCGTTAAGAACCGTTACTTCTACCGGTTCAGCTTTAAAGTTGTATGTGCCGGGGACACGCAGTACTCTGGATGCTTCAAATACAGCAGGGTCAACAATGAATCCTTGCTCTACGCACAACTCACGAAGGCGGTTTGCAAGGGGTTCCCAATCTGTGCGAGTTATGGTCTCTTCTAGCAACCAGTATGCGTGGATGCCGTAGCCTGAACTAACTAAAATCGGTTGTGGTAACCCTACGTTTTTACAGAACTTCTTAAACTCGGCAAGACCTGTGGCTTGGTCAATGTAACCTTTGATAACTCCCTTTTCATCGGGTACAGCCTTCGTGGGGCCGCAATCAATATCCATCCACAGTGCGCGAACATAGGCAACGTTTTCGTGTGTGCGGTTATTGAGCGGGCCAAACTTGGCGCAACCAAAAAACACATCGAACTTGTTGCTTACTAGCGTCTCAATCTGCTCATCTACTTCTGCTCTTGTATCGTAAAACTTCTGATCTGGATACTTCCCTAGCCCAAACACACAGTACCGACCCTCTGTGGGTAGTACGGCATCTAGCAGGTCAAAGTGGGACATTTATTTATTTCAGTTGATGGTGGGCTTTAAGGTAGAGTATGTAATCGCTAATCGCTTGATCGTAGGAATGAAAGGGGACTGAGTCCCCCTTAAACCAATTGTAGATAGTCATTCGGGTTACCCCAAAGTCATCTGCAATCTTGCTAACGCTTATGTTTTCGCGGATACATACACGACCCAAGGCCACACCCAGAGACTTGACGCTTGCTTTTTTATTTGCGTGCACCAAGCTCTGGCTATAACCATAGGTCATGCGTTACTCCTCGTCACTCCAAGCCTTCACCACGGAATCCAAATCCTTCTTGGTCACAGGTGCAGGCGCAGTCTTAGCGGGGCGCTTGATTGGCTCGTCGATTGGATCAACTTTAGCGGGGGCTTCTGCTTTGGGGGCGGGTGCTTCCAACTTAGCAGGCTTACCTGACATGTCTGCTTGGTATGGTGTCATAACGACCATCTTCAGCACTTCAGGGGTGTTAGCCACTTTGCTAGTCACAGCGTACTGCGTCTTGTTAATGTACTTAGTCGGCGTAAACAACACAGACTGGTTGTCATTGTCTTCGTTAAAACTAATTTGCGTTATAACGTAGTCCAAGCTCTTGCCGTTGTTGGACAAGTACTTAGAGTAGTTTTCAAACGTGTGCGTGTTATCGCCTACGCTCTCACCAAACAAAGACTTGGATGCCAAGTTCATTTGGTAGACTGAACCTTCAAGTGATGTACCGAAGTCTTCTTCCAACACAAGCGCAATGCGGCGTGAATAGCGGCAAGCCTTAGAGTTACCTTGGCCTGAGCCTTTGATATTCTGACCGCAACTATCGCAACGATCTGCTTGTGGGTTAGCTGAGCCTGCATCGGGTGCACGCCCATCATTAGAGAAGCAATCAGGTGCAGTCGGCTCGGCATCAGGGCTCCACTGTTTAGCGTAGAAGATACGGCCAACAGCAGGGGATGCGTTAACGATGACGGCATTCACGTTGCCTTTGACCTTGCCCATCTCTTCGCCGCCGACTGTCTTACGGAAGATGCCATTCTTAGGCACGATGCGTTTGACTCCGGTACGACCAGCGAGTTGTCGTGTAAGGTCGCTAACTCCTGCGGTTTGCAAGAATTCGGGGAGGTCTTCGTTGAGGATTGTAATGTTACTCATTTTCAGCTTTCTTTAGAACGTCTAACTACCACGGTGTATTCACTTTCGACATTTAGCCCCTTGGGATAAAGGTCTGGATTCTCAGCGAGAAAGTCTTTCATGTTTGTTTGATGAAGTCTTTTTTCTAACAGGCCAAATGCTCCGGTCTCTTCAATAAAACCGTAGATTGAATCCCAATCGTTTGTCCAATACCGTGACTTAATTGAACGCATGATCGTGCCATGTGGGGTGCGAATGCTGTCGGCATTCATGTCTTTGCATACGTCGAGCATCTCTTGTGCTAACACTTTCATCTGCTCTTCGAGGTCTTGATCTTCGGCTTCAAACACTTTCTTGTTTGCCGCCCGCTTGTCGCGTATCTTGATATAGATTGAGGTCAATCTGTCCAAGTCTACGGAGGTGACTTTGTCTTCAACTTCTTCCATCTGATTCTCCTAATTGTTAAATGTGTCGCAGTGACAGTTCACATAAAGCAGTGTGATTGTTTCAAAACATTTAACGTCTGCAACGGCGCTAACCCGTTACCCATCACTGCGACACAACTCTAATATAACACCACTTTTGACATTGTCAAGAGGCGTCTATAAATTCTTCTCTGTACAAATCAATTATTTTGTTATGGTTCGCTACGTTGTTACGCAACAAAGCATATAAACGCTTCTCCGTTGGGCTTCCGTGTATGTGTACGATAGTCATTGGATTGCGTTGGCCGGGCCTGTCGATGCGTGCGTTTGCTTGCAGATACGTTTCGACACTGGAGGTGGGAGCGTACCAAATAACAGTGTTAGCCGCAGTCAGTGTTAACCCGTGTGATGCCGCTTGTGGTTGGATGACAAGCACTTTAGGGTTATCCCGTGTCTGAAATTCTTTGACAATCTCTGCGCGTCTGTTAGCAGACACAGCCCCGTTAATGACATCGCATGTAATGCCGTTCTTAATTAAGTATTTGGTTAACAACTCAATCGTGTGCGTGAACGGAACAAATACGAGCACCTTGTGGCTTGACTCATCAATCACTTCTTTGATTACCTTAAGGCGGTCAGTTACATCAAACTCAATCACTTCTTTAGTGTCTGAATACACTGCACCGCCTGAGATTTGCAAGAGCTTGTTGAGCTTTACTGCGGCGTTGATAGCTGTAATCTCTTCTCCTGCTGCCTCAATGAGCATCTGCTTCTTGAGTATGTTGTAGTACTTCATCTGCTGTGGCGAAAGTGGAGCCTCTCTGTCAACAGCGGTAACCTCGGGCAAGTCAAGGCAGTCGGCTTTCTCAAACCGGATAGCAGGCTGGAGTATGTTGTGTACAGTTGCTTCCGCAGTGGGCTTAGGTATCCAACGATAGTCACTGATTTTGTGCATGACTGTGTCGCGGAACTGACCAAAGAAAGGTGACACACCTTGGGGGTTCACAAGCTTTGCCAATCCGTAAGCATCCACAGGCGACTGAGCCGCTGGCGTACCCGTCAACATCCACAGACCCTTAACCACTTTGGTAATGTCCCGCATGGTTCTCCATCTGTCGGTCTGTGCGTTCTTGTACGCAGACGCTTCATCAATCACGATAAGA